TATGCATTTACATCAGACTATCCTAGACCAGCTATGAATGCAAATAGAGAAACTTTCTATGAACCAAAGGATATGATGGCAGAAGTAGGTAATCAATTTGCTCTATTGAATATGTTTAGTAGTCAAACTAGGTCAAAAGATTTAGATACACAAATGATTAATATTTGGAGGTCTGCGTGTACTTTCGCTTGGAATATAAGCACACCTTACCTAGATGTACCATATGGATATAGATTATCTGGAACACCTTTAAATGAAGCAATGGTTTCTTTACATCAATTACTTCCTGATTTTCAAAAAAGAACTGGTGTAGAAAAAGTACAATGTGTTGTACTTACAGATGGAGAGAGTCAACCACTTCGTTATCATCGTGAGGTTCAAAGACAATGGGAAGATGAACCATATATGGGTACAAACTACTTTGGAGAAAACTGTGTATTGCGTGACCGTAAGTTAGGTAAGACTTATATTTCAAAAGACTCTGGTAGATATGAAGCAACTGATATGTTACTTGAAAATCTAAAAGATAGTTTCCCACAAACTAACTTTATAGGTATTCGTATTCTTCCAAGTCGTGAAGGTGGTTCATTTATCCGTAGATATTGTGGATATGAAACTGATGCATCAATAAAAATGATGAATCGTTGGAAGAAAGAAAGGTCTTTTGCAATCACTACATCTGGATATCATACTTACTTTGGTATGGCATCATCTGCTCTAAACAATGACGGAGAATTAGTTGTCAAAGAAGATGCAACTAAAGCAGAGATTAAGAGAGCATTTGCAAAGAGTCTTAAAGGTAAGAAGATGAATAAAAAGATATTAAGTGAATTTATAGAATTGGTAGCCTGATAAATAAAAATACATTACAAGTAATACTATGGTACCTAGAATTTCATCAAAGGAAGCGAAAGCAATGTATGATGCATATGCAAAAATGTATGCACCCAAAGAAGAACCCAAGGTTGAAGCAGAACCTCCTAAAGAGGAACCTGCAAAAGAACCAGATAAATAAACTTACACACAATAGAAAAATGTCTAGATTCGGAGATTTAATTCACGGAAAAACTACTGAAACACCAGTGGTAGAGGAAGCACCTGTGGTAGATACAGCACCTGCATCTGTAGAAGACCCTGTTGAACCAGAGCCTCTTGATTTATCAAGTCTATCAAAAGATGAATTAGAGGATTATGGACGCACGATTGGTATTGAACTTGATCGTAGACATAGTAAATCAAAGTTGGTTAAAGAATTAGAAGACCATATAGAGTATTTAAAGACAGTTTAAACCAGTTGACAAAGTGGCACATAAGGGGTTTCATCAACCCCTTTTTTTGACTATAATAATACTATAGTTAAGAAACAACACTTTTATTATTATGCCTTTTGAAACAAAAATGACTTCCGAGCAAGCAATCGAAAAACTCAAGAATCTATACGGTACAGAAATTACAACAGCAGATATCAAAGCATTCTGTGCAATGAATGATATTACTTATCAAACAGTTACTAAGAAACTATCAAATTTCAAAGTAGCAAAAGGTAAGTGGAACCTTGAAGTCACACAAAAAGATGTAGAGCAGATTGAGAGAACATTTCAATCACCTGCAGTATTACCTGCATCAGAAAAGAATTTAGTTCCTGAGATTGATGAAACATTCTTCAAGTTTGGAAACTTTGCAGATATCAAGAAAGTAATACAATCAAAACAATTCTATCCAACATTCATTACTGGATTATCTGGTAATGGTAAAACATTCTCTGTAGAACAAGCTTGTGCTCAGTTAGGTAGAGAACTTATTCGTGTAAACATTACTATTGAAACAGATGAAGATGATCTTATTGGCGGTTTCCGTCTTGTTGATGGTGCCACAGTCTGGCATAACGGACCCGTTATTGAAGCACTCGAACGAGGTGCAATCTTGCTCCTTGACGAAATCGACCTTGCCTCTAACAAAATCCTCTGCCTTCAGAGCGTCCTTGAGGGAAATGGTGTTTTCCTTAAAAAGATTGGAAGATTCGTTAAGCCAAGAGCAGGATTCAACATACTCGCAACCGCAAATACTAAGGGTAAAGGTTCAGACGACGGAAGATTTATTGGAACTAACGTGCTCAACGAAGCATTCCTCGAAAGATTCCCAGTAACATTTGAGCAAGCATATCCAAGTGTAAACAATGAAATCAAACTTCTAGGATTACACGCAGATAGAGTTGGTGTTAATGATGCTGAGTTTGTCAAGAAACTTGTAGATTGGGCAGACATAATCCGTAAAACATTCTATGATGGTGGTATCGAAGAGTTAATCAGTACTCGTAGATTGGTTCACATACTTCGTGCTTATAGTATCTTCAAGAACAAAGCAAAAGCAATCCAAGTTTGCATAAATCGTTTTGATGATGAAACAAAGCAATCATTTATGGAGTTATATGACAAAGTAGATGCTGACTTTGAAATGCCTGAGAACAATGAATCTGTGGAAAAAGTATAAAGATGTCCTACACGAAACGTTCCCTCTTCACAATAGAGCAGGGAGCGTTTGGGCACAATGGGAAAGTAAAGGAACTTTTCTAACAGCAAAGACATACACAACTCCTCACTTTATAAAAGCAAGAGAAGTTGAAATATGGGATGATAAAAGTTGTATTTACAACAATATCATATATCCTAAGACGGGCAGTAACCTGCCCTGTTTTGGTATGGACTTGATGGGATTCTTTCAAAAGAAAGTTATCATAGTTTTTGATTATCAACATCCAGTAGAGAATTATTTGTTCTCAGTTGAAGGACTACCAAAGAGTAAAGGAGACTATCGTTTCTTTGAACCAGGTAATCACTTCTCTGAAAATGTTTATATTGCTAAATGTACAATGGATGAGGTAGATGACCACCTTGAAATGTTTACCAAATACTTGACAAAGTACAAGGAAATGGTAGAATTAGAGAAACCCACTGGGACAGATACCAGTGTTTATAAAGACTTTGATGCTTATATGACTAAACTTGATCCTGTCTCAGGATATCTGAAGGGTAAGTTTGGTGAGGAAAAAGCAGAAAGTTTAGTGAATGACTTTTTATTTTGTTATGATTAATGCGTGGAGTTTAGCATGGGAGGTATTAAACGGAACTATGGACGAAACTTATCCAATCAGAGAAGATGTACCCGATGATTTATGGGGTAAAAAAATTGATATGAGTGTTGGAGCAGGTAATACTGCTTACGAAGATGATGGTTTAGATTATGAAATAGATCTAACTAACGGTGCTTCTGCTGATTATAATATGTCAGACATAGATGATATGTATTATCATCATTATACCAATGCTAATTCACCATACAATGATGGGTGGACACAAGAATATCATCAAGAACAATTAGATAAAATGGCAAACACAGACCATAACTTTAAGTATCATGAGGATGAGATACTTAAAGATATTCAAGAATATGTTTCAAGAACATATCAAGGACACTATACAGGAACTAAACATCAGTTTCGTAAAGTGCAGACTATTGACCTAATGGCAGCAAGAGATATTGCAACAGATTTTTGTCAAGCAAATATTCTCAAGTATGGTAGTCGTTATGGTAGCAAAAATGGTAAAAACAAAACAGACTTGCTAAAAGTGATACATTATGCTATGCTGTTATTACACTTCGATGGACACTATGGAGAACCATCAATGCCTTCTGGCAACTTTGACCAAATGCCTTAATTATGCAAACTATTACTAATTTTATGAAACTATCAGATAGTACACTTGCAGTTCTCAAGAATTTTGCAGGTATCAACAATTCAATTCTTGTAAAGAAAGGAAATCAACTTCGTACTATATCTGTTGCAAAGAATATCTTGGCAGAGGCAGAAATACCAGAAGATTTTCCAAGAGACGTTGCAATATATGATCTAAATCAATTCTTAAACGGATTGAGTTTACATCAAGACCCAAATCTTGATTTTACAGAAGATTCTCACATCACAATCAAAGAAGGTAAGAGAAGAGTAAAGTATTTCTATGCAGACCCACAGGTAATTATCGCTCCACCAGATAAGGAGATTAATTTACCAACTCAAGAAATATGTTTTCAACTTGAAAGTAATTCACTTGAAAAGCTTATTAAAGCAGCAGCAGTTTATCAACTACCAGACTTATCTGTATTAGGTAAAGATGGAGAAATTCATATGGTTGTTCGTGATAAGAAAAATGATACATCAAATGAATATTCAATTTATGTTGGCGAAACTGATAGCACCTTTGAGCTAAACTTTAAGATGGAAAATATAAAGATTATACCTGGTCCTTATGATGTTGTCATATCCTCAAAATTACTCTCTGAGTTTACAAATAAACAATATAATCTTAAATACTTTATAGCATTAGAACCAGATTCAACATTTGGTTAATGAATCTGCATAATATTACTTTCACTCCAGAAGAGTTAGAATGTATAAGAGTATGTGTTGCAAATGCACCTATACCTTATGATATTACTAAAAAGAAAATACCTGCTGATATTTTAGAAAAGATAGGACAACCTACTCGAAAAAAGGAAGAAGGTATTGCTAAAGTAAAATATGATTTAACACCATACGGAATATTTGATTAATGAAACT